GTTCCAATTCCTAATCTTTTATTTGTATCATCCCAGAGTAATTCTGTTGTTTCTGTGGGAGTCCATTCATTATTTGTAGCATCCCAAAAAGTCATTTGTCCTTCTACTGTTCCATCAATAATATTTGTAGAAGTAGGTACAACTCCACCACCGCTTCCATCACCCGTCTCTTCAATAAAATATATTCCTGATCCTGCTTCAGGGACTTCTTGCAATTCATCATTTGCATCATTTTTTATTACGATTCTACATCTAGGCACAAATAAATTCTTTAGAAATGGATCAGATGGTGCTGTTTTTATTGCTTGATATTTGTTTTCCATCGCTTGCTTAATATTCTTATATTCTTTACCAGCAGGAATAACATCACCAGCCTGAACTATTGCCATTATATAACTAGTGTGTACATCTGAAATTACACCAAGAGTAACCCAATAAAATTTATCAGCTGAAATAGCTTCACCCGTTGAATATTCAGTAAAAGCAAAATTATTCAAACTATTATATGTACCATCACTTTTAATATAAAACAACCCGTTCGCAATAACCGCTTTCAATGTTGTTGTAACATCTTCAAACAACGTTTTAACAACACCAGCTGAAATTGAAACATCTGTTGCTATTGCAGTCACATCCATCCCAGAATAATAATCTGTTCCAGCATCCCAAAATTTATGATAAGCATTATTTACAAATTCAAGCTGCGTTATTATTGACGAAAATTCGCCATAAATAGTAACATCTGAAGCTGAAACTGTACCAGCTTTAAAATTAGCAACTTCAACACAATTTAATACCCCGTCAGGATTTGTATTTGAAGCCACCAACTCTGGTACATCAGCACCATCATTTTGAACATATACATATACCTGTTTCGGATTTAAGTCTGTACCTGCAAATGTTTGCATTTCTACTGACATAACAGAACCGGGATAAATTAGTTCTTCTTCATTAATGTTAAATTTCAATTCGCCTGTTGCCCCCACTTCTGTAATAGTATATGTCCAAACACTTGCAACAATTGTTTCCGCGTGAGAATATTCAGTAAGTGCTATATTCTTTCTGAGTGACTTATTATCAATTTCACCATTATTATCATCTACATATTTCTTTGTTGCTGCATCCTGAGCATACACTGGATCAGATATGTTTTTCAACTTGAATTGTCCTAAAATATCAGGATTAGCGAATAATACAGTATCAATACTACCTGAGGCAGTATTATAAATCATATTCCTGAGTTTCATTGTTTCGACATCAGGATTTGTTTGTGCATTAACTAAAAATGCACTAAATACGAATATTATAAGTAATATCTTTTTCATTATGTCGTTGTTGTTACGGTGTCAAAATTAACTATTATATTCATTTTCGCCCCTGCTCCTGCAACGGAAAAATATAGGGTTGACGCATTATCAGGATCTTTCAAGTAATGTCGTGGAATTATTTTCCATTTAGTGACGTAAGTAACCTTGCTTATGCTGCCCTGAACGGCATCAATTATATCTGTTCCGGCTATGGTAGTTCCAAGGGTCACCACTGCGATTGCTGCTGCGCTGGTTGAATCATGTTTAATCCATACAGAGTGCAACATATATCCTTCAGGATTTTCAACCTCCCACCCTGCGCTTGTTACTTCATCATTTCTTTTTGTTACTATCATGTTTTCCGGTGTTACTGATCCATCAGATCCAAGATCATCACTGTTTAATCCAACAGCATAAGTCTCAGTCATGTCAATAGACATTTTCATCAAAGTATTACCGTCAATTGGTTCTGGATCACCAATTTCAGGAACATTATATTGAATTTCATTTATTGTAAAGAAGTCTAATATAGAAGCGGCAATTATCTTTTCGCATAAATACCACGGTATATTTCCGGTCAGGAATATTTGACCTCTATATAACTTCGATGCAATGTTTGTTTTTGTATCAACATCTTCCAGTATGTCTACGCTACCATCAGGCTTATAAACGTCTCTGCTTTCCACATAGAAAAACATTTTGTCTAAAACAGTCCAATCGATATATTGACCATCAGTAGATACATTAAAATCAAAATTAGTGTATTGAATTAACTTAATATCGCCATTTTCAATGTCTTCAGAAATATCAGATACACAAATAGGCTCGCTCGTCAATGTATCAGAGCCTACTTGCTCTAATGTAAATGACACTATTTTATCATGATAATCTGCGGACATTTCAACCTCAAAATTCCAATAATAACGAATATCAGAAGTCCCTCTGGTGGCAGCAAGTGTCCCGTTTATTGATTCCTTTTCGTAAGCAATAAATGTTTTGAGAATTGGCACTGTTGCAGAATCACTTTCAAACTGAAGATAAATAGTATTGCTATTATTATACTTCTGCCAATATTTACCAACAGTTAGTCCGCCCTCTTTTTTATCGTTATAAAGACGATTTGATCTGTTTGGATAGTTACCCGACAAATCCCAAAACGTAACGCTATTTAATACTGAACTAGCTAACATATTTCTTTATTATAGATATTTCTGCCTCGTCACTGGCAACTTCTTGTCTAAACTTCATTAACCAGCCTGATAAATCATCTGTAAAAATAATTTTTTTTAATGGGCTGGCTATTAATAATTTTCTTTCTGCAAATGTTAATTTAACTCTGACTGTAAATACTTCAATTTCAAATATTGGATCATCTAAATTATCTACTAATATATTTTCATTTTCTGAAATTGTATAACCCTCTCCGGTTGTTCTTAGTGTTTGTAGTTTTTCAGAAGTTTGGAATAAGAACTTGCTTGATTTGTTCTTTACTAATGGTGATACTATTGCTGATACTAATTTATTGCTATGTCTTATTAAATTTCTTGTTGGTGAATAATATAGGTTAAAGGTTGAATCGCCAAAAATTGATGAATTATCTTCAATCGCAATATTTTCTTCAGCTTCAGGTTTCCACCAGGCATCAAAGTTCCTTTGAGTCTTAGTTATAAATAGCTCATTATCGCCTTTACTGTCTGTTGTTCCGGTTGTTCCTATTTCTTGACCTAAAAGCTTTAATATGCCCATTGTATCGGCTCTAATATCACTTACATTATCAAATTCAGTGTCAACCTTATTTATGGTTGTTCTAATTGATTCAGTATTAAATTCCCCACGCCCGTTTTTTTCTTCGTAATCATACTTTTTATACCCTGATTTCAAAGTAATATATGCAAGTTCCGGTAATACTTCGCTCTCAATATCAAGCGCGTTAATTCTGTCTGATAAATCCAGAACAGTATCATCTTGGAAAAACCATGCGTAATCTTCTATTCTTAGCCTGTTAGATCCATCGATAACCTGAAAAGTATAACCAATATTATCCATTGCATTTATACTTGAAAAGGCTTTTTCAAAACTAGTTGACAATGGGATATTTTCATCTCTTAATAAACCACCTCTGATATTTAACCCTGACTGTATTCCGGCAAATGTTGTCTGATCTTCAGTTAAATATTTATCCTTATCTAAATTATAAATAACATCTTCACGCCCGTATTTTTCACTGTAAAATGGAAATTGTGAATCGAATATGTGTTGACATAAACGCTCGAAAAATTCATATTTAGGCATACAATCTACCGTCCTGGCTGAAGTATTAGCGATTGTTTGCTTGAAAAACACCTCTGTATAAAGAGTAACATACGAACCGCTTCTATATACTGCTATATCATCCCAAAAACTTGCACCTAAATCAGCCCTATCCTGAACCTCCACAACCAGCTTGAATGAATTACCTTGTGTTATTGAAATATCAAAACTACCGTCATAAATTATTCTTTCGTCAGTAGTTCCAAACGATTGAATAGTTCTAGTATTCTGAATAACACCACTAGCATCAGTTTCAAGTAGCTTAATAGACCATGCATTCGTTGAATCTTTATCGAAGATATTAATTACAAACTGATATTGAAAATTAAGATCATAATTAACCAATGCAGTATCAAAGATTGATTGAATATCGTTTAAATCTGTTTTTTGAACCACGTGAGGGACTGTGGTTAATTCTGATGGGAAATCAGAAAATAAAGTTTCTAATGGAACTGAACAATATGAAACACCCCCAGCAAGTCTTGGTAGTAAATATCCATCTTCACTTGTTGGCGTTCTTGATTGGCTAGTGTCTGTCAAGTTAGTAGCTGGATAGTTTATATACTTTTTAAATATCTCATATCCTAATGGATTGCTTTCGATTAATGAATGCGGATAATCAATAATATCATAACCTCCAATAGAGACAGTTTTAGTCAAGTCGACATCAACACCTTTGCGATTTTCAAAGTTTACTAATTCATTACTATTTTGGACTGTAAGATTAACTCCTATTTGAATTTTAGTATCTCCAACCCTTACAGCATGCCATGTGGAGAAAATTACAGCAAATCGAACCGGAAATTCTTCATATTCGCGATCTTCACCATTAAACTCTTCAATTTTAAGTTCACAAGTTGCATTTATTCCATAAGTATCTTTTAGTCCTTTTAAGAAATTATATCCTTCTTTGATAAAAGTTAAGTTATCCAAAGCAAAGTTAATAAAAACACCACCAAATTTAATTTTACGTTCAAATTCTAAAACCCCTTTATTCCATTCTAAAGGTGAGTTTGTTAATACTTTAGAACCATCAGGCGATATAAGCGTGAACTTATACCGTGGAGGGGTGTTTGAAATGTATGCTTTTACCCATTCCTTAATTGCCATAACGATACCTATTAATTAAATTAACTTTCCCGTTTTTGAATCTGTACCCGGTTTCAATTCCTTTATTATTTATTGGTTGTTTTTGTTTTTCGCTTACTTTTATCAATCTATCTAACTTTGACACTATTCTATCATCAGTCATTTGCTTCCCTACAAATTCTGAGCGTCTGCCTGATGAAATTATCTTTTCAGTTTCTGGATTGGATTTAATTCCAAATCCCTTAAACTCTTTTCCATCAAATAATGTAGGTTCATTGACCATGAAGGCCACGTTGTTTTTATACATTAATTCACGCCCTTTTTCTCCGGCAATAAATCTTTCAGGTGTTGAAACTACTCCTGTTGCATATTCAGGGATAGGTTGCGCTGCGATTAATGCTGCTTGAATAGCTCCCTGCGCAATGATAAAAGGAACTAACGGAGCAGTCACTACTTTAGATAATGCGTTTGTTACTCCCATAGCTGTATTTATAGCCACCTGAAACAACGCATTTAGTTTATCACTTTTAGCCTGTTTGGCTTTTATCTCATTTGCTCGTTGTGTATATTCAGCTTCTATTGCTGATCTCTCTTCTTGTGTTAAATTTTCATTTGCTAATCTTGCGTCTTTTTCAACTTGGAGTTGATTTAATTCCTTTTCGAATTTAAAGCCATTGAGTGTAAATAATGCTTCTACACCTTGCGCAGCAATATCCCATTTTGCATTTTTTAAATTTTCAGCAATTTCAGTTTGTTGCGCTGCTGATTTTTCGTCAGATTCTATATTTGTCTTTTCACGTTTTTTTGCAAACTTTTCTTCATCAGATAATCCTTTTTTTAATCCTTCTAAATTGATTTCACGCCTTGTTTCAGACCGTTTTTCTTCATTGTCGCTAAACTCTTCATTTGAATCATCAATCAATTTTAAAGCCCTTGCCCTTGCAGCAACTAATTTGTCTTGTGCAGATTGAAATTGTTTTTCTTCTTTTATTTCACGCTTTAATTTTGCTTTTGATGTTTCTTCTTCAGCTTCTAATATTGTTTTTTGATCTGATACAATTGAATCAGCGGTTGATGTTGACTCTTCTTTTATTCCCTTTAGTCCTCTAATTGTTTTTTCAGTTGATTCCTTTGATAATTGAACATCATTTAAAGCTTTCTCTAACCCTTCTATTTCTTTTGCCGTCAATACTACTTCATCGCTTATAGGGGCAGCAAATTGTCCCATGTAGACGGATATTGTTTTTGTCCCTTTGTTTAAACTAAAGTTTATATCTTCTATAGTGTCGTTGTATCCTGATAATGCTTTCTCTTGTTCAGTAATTGCGTCTGCATTTAATAATTCATTTTGCCTCTGCCAGACTTCAATTGATCTTCTGCCAGCGACTGTGGAAATATCAACAGCTTCTCCGTATTTATTCCATTGGGTTATGGTAGTAGGTAAAGAAAGCCCTACTTGCTTAATAACAGTGTTTAGTTCTTCCTGCTCGTCTTTATTTAGTTCAGATTTTGTTTTTAACTCATCATACCTATCTAAAAGAGGGATTATATTTTCTTCAAGGTCGGTAACTTTCTTTGATTGTTCATCGAATTTTTCAGTTACTGTTTTAACCGGAGTTACTAATGCTGTAAAAAGTTTCAATGTGTTCCTAATAACTCTAGAAATTACTCCATCTCCTGAATCTATATTTAATATCCATTTCTGCCATGCAGAACTAGCTATTTTAGTTTGAGCTGAAATTGACTTTAATTGCTCGTCAGTTAATTTCTTTAATGAACCACTAGAAAGATTATCAAATTCACCACCTAATTTTTTTACTTTATCTATATTTTTTGCTAAAATTAGTCCTAATCCAAAGGCTCGTTTACCAAATAGCTCTGATGATGTCTTGACTTTATCAGTTGAATTATTTATTTTACCTAGTGCATCATCTAATGTAAGCCCTTTACCAACCAATCGAGCGAATGCCGTATTTAGTAAAGCCCCAGCCCTTGCAGCCTTAACCCCGTTGTCCTGCAAAATACCAATTAACGCACCCGTATCTCCAAGTGTTAAATTCAATGCACTTGCTGTTGGTGCTAAGAATCCAAGTGCATCTTTTATCCTTTCGAAATTTAACGCTGTGGATGTACGCATATTTGCAATAATATCAGCAAATTCCCCTGCGCTTTCTGCTCCCTTACCGAATGCATTTAGTGTTTGCCCTAATAATTCAGCCGCGTTTTCAGATGTAGTCTCTAATCCTATCGATAAATCATTGACAGGTTTAAGCATCAAAACAACTTCTTCTTTTGTCTTTCCTAACGTAAATAGAACTTCAGCTAATTTTGCAACCTCATTTGATGTCCTTATAGATGCCCCTGCAACATCCTTGATAGTTTTTTCAACTTCTTTTAATTCACTTCTGCTAGTGCCAGTAATACCAGCAATATTTTGCATTGCAGCATCAAATTGAACTATACTAGCAACTGCCTTTTTTATTCCATTTACGAATAGAAATATAACGCTAGTTAATCCTAATGCTCCGGCAAATTGTAGCGCAAACGCCTTGACTTTAGCTCCAACCCCCTGCAATGCAGAGCCATAATTCCCTATATTACGCTTTAGCTTTGTCATTGCAGTGCCTTGCGCTGTTATCTTAGCATTTAATTTATCAAGTGCAGACCTTAATGTATCTGCTTTCTTTTTCCCTATTTCTGTTGTTTGGTTAACTTTTGATAGTCGGGTGTTCAATATTGAAACAACTGCATTTAATTGCTTAGTACTTCCACTCTCTGCATTTTTAGCATTTATTAATTGCTTAGTTGCTGCTGCTAATTTTTGAGTTTCAACTCTATTTTCTATTATTGTTTTAGTTCGCTTGTCTTCAAATTCCTTTAGTGCTACTTCTGAATTTTTTAATTTGGTTGCTACCTTATCTAATTCAACAGATGATTTTTTTACACTATCCTGCGCTTTCTTAACATTATTAAATGTGATAGCGTTTTCTTTGAGTATTTTTTGTGCATTAACTAGCTTATCAAGCATAGGAACTAGTATTTTATCTAGCTCTCCTAAAGATGTCGCAACCTTTTTTATGTTTTCCGACTCCTTTGGATTAAATATATTAGGTACTTCAGCCATTATCTTTTAGTGCTGCTTTTCGTGAATCTTCATCTATTGATTGCTTTAATTCTATAAACAAAAGAAACCTATCAGTTTCTTTTATTCCGCTATTTGAATGTCGCATATAGCTTACGAATATCTTTGCAAATGTTGGCGACTTCTTTTTCTCATCTTCTTTTTTCTCAGGATATCTTTCATTAAACTTATCCTGCTTAAATATCCTGTGCGCTTCAAATTTCTTAAAGCCGCCTTCATCTAAAACATCAATTCCGGTATGTTCTTTTACCAGTTCGATCAAATGAATGAAGCTTTCGTATTCTTTAGGCTTTTCACCCATCAATATTTTAAAAGCATTGAACCTTGTCTTTATTCCAAATTCTGCTATTAAACCGTAATAGAATGCATCTAACAACTGTAATTTTTGATAGGCTAATGTTTTCTCATATTCTTCTTGTAATCCATCGCGTGTTTTCTTGTCTCCTAGCCTATCATTAATCTCTCGTACAAGTTTATTGAGCTTATCCTTTACCACAAAGAAAGGAATCCATCTAAAACGCTTTAAATGACTTGCGCTTTGTGTTTCTTCTAATAGAATCACATCCTTACTTGTTATTTCGAATAAACTTTTGATCATCTTTTGAATACTTTTATCTTTAAGTCTTGTCCTATTGCCTTGTGTGTTATTCTTTGCGCTTTTGGTGAATCCTTTTTTGCTATGCCATAAATATTACCACCATAATTTCCACTGAAAAACTTACCATAGAATTCAGCATCTGGGGAAAGTGACAGTTTGAAAAACATAGAATACTCAGCCATACTAAATACAGATAATGCAATACCATCAAAATGCAACCCCGTTTCAAATAAATTTGGTCTTTTCTTACCTGTTATTTTTGCATAAGCCTTTGTTAGTGTAGTTTTGCCTGTTGATTCATGTCTTAGTAAACTTCCATCTACATTCCTATTTCTCAACAACTGTTGTTGATTAAGAATGATCAACTTATCACTAACTGTCTTAGATTCGATAACTCTGATTATGTTGTTATCTAAATTAGCCACATAAGCACTAAGCTTTACTGATATCTGATGAACCCTTGATGCCATAGTATAAAAATAAAGGGGGCATCAAACCCCCTGTTATTATTTAAGTTCGTCTTTTTCTTTTTTAGGAACTTCAATCCCTAACTTCTTTGCCAACTCCAGTATCGAAATACCTGTTTTTAGTTTGGCTGATTTTACATAAGCTTCAAACTCTTTATAATTCCAACCAAGGAAAAAATCCTTATTAATGCTTTCTTGTCCTACTAACATCACGCTACAATTTTAAACATTTTCGAAACGTAAGTCCTATTTGTAGCCTCTACACTTATTCGCGCCCACACAGGACCATTTAGTGCAGCAGTAAGAGCAACTTCGTAACTACCGATATCCTTACTTCCCTGCGCTACCGTAGCAACAGCCGCGACCGCATCATTAATAGCCTCTACGATCTGAATATTAGCAGGAGCAGCAACACCAGCATAAGGGGTTGTCGCATTACGACTAGTCACCTTAATAGTAACGTTTGGAGTTGCATAAGCAGTAGTAACCTCCACATCTAATCCAGCCGGACAAACATCGAGCAAATCAGTAAATGTAAATTCGCTTTCAATTTCAACAATATTTTCCCACTCTTCAGCATCATCAAAAATTACCCTAAACTCACACTCTTTTTGAAGATCAGCGCCTGTCTTTGGTATTGTTCCTTTATTTACAAAAATCCGACCCCTGAAGCCTTTGTAAGTCCCAGCGGTTGAAGTTTCAGATACAATAGGATTGCCATTTTCTGCAATTAATGCAATATCGAATGTTTTCCCATGCGCTCTAAAAAATGCGCTGTACTCTGAATAACTCATACGTCCATAAGCTATCATTTTAGGAGCAGGATTATTTGTCTGCTCTTCGAACAATAGATTTGAAGCTGTCATTTCTGGTGCATCACTGTTTACTTCATAGCCACGTTTGAAGTCTACGAGGCTTCCTGTCTCGTATGTTGAAGTAGCAATAAGTGGAGCTAAAATACTAGCCCACCCAGATGAGTCTACTCCTATTATTTTGGCGTTCGCAAGAGTTATAGTCGTACCCTTATCAGATATAACCATGCCCCTGACAGAGTTTCTGAGAGCATCGCACTCTCCAAACCCAGGCGATTTAAATGTTTTACAATCACTCATATTAATGTTTTTAACAATTTATTATATATTCTATTTCAGTATCGAACCTGCACAAATACCAAGGCTCCATGTTGTCAATTTCCTTTACAAAACCAAACTCTTCAAACGCTGACATATCCGTTTCTATGTGAGTCAATTTAAACCTTGATTCATGTATAATTTTAATCACATCCCTGTGCAAATAATCAACAGCCCGTTCTGTTACGTTAGGATAAAGAGTATCGAGATTAACCGAAAAGTAAATCCCTACTTTAGCGATCAAATCACTTCCGGCCTCAATTCCTGTTTGTGCTAAAAAGAAACTATGCCCATGTGTTTTATTGTTTGGCAATACTTCCTGATAACGTTTAGTGCTAGCTATTTGAATCTCAGGTTTTGCCTCCCCTTTTCTTTCAAGCCAGAAAGCCCTACCAAAAGAAGTATAAGTATTACTTGCAATATCAGTAAACAACTTAGCTGCAAACCTATCTTTCAATGTTTCTATTTTAGCACTTAATCCAATCATATTGAGCCTATCGTAAAGTTATCTTCTTCGTTTGCTACAAAAGCATTGTCTTTATATCCAAGCTTAGATAACGTAGCCTTTAATCGCTTCTTAGCATTGCTAAGTTTTCGAACTACCGTGTCAAAATCAAAACTTTTCAATTCAAGGACTAATCTTTCATAATCGAGATTTCTTTCTCTCAAAGAACTAACAGCATCAGGATTATAAACAAACATTCCTAATATATCAAACTCAAATTGCCTCTGAAAACATTCCGCAAACTGCAACATGTGTTGCTTGATGAAGCTGGTCATATCGTAGCTTATTGAAAAGTTAAGATTAAGACCGTAATTTTTACTCAGAGTAATGTTTGAATTATCAATGTTTGGTAAGTCTGAAATACTATCCATTTCGAAAGGTGAAACATTCGCATAGTTAAACATGCAATTATAGAACGTGGTGTTATTCCCTATTGCTCGACCTGTAAGTTCAGATTGATCATAGAATAAGTACCAAGCCCCTGTATTGCTTGTTATTTCTAATTGAGTAATATCCATCCATTCGAATAGTTTTGCCGTTGCATCAAGCGAAAACGTACTAATTAATTTATTTTGATTATAAAGCTTAAATTCAATCGTTTCGTCTTTTTCAAAGTCAAGTCCTATTTGATTAATAACAAAAAGTAAGTGGTCAGATGAAATAGGATTTATCCTGTACCCGACCAGCTTACTTGTATTTTCTATCAAATCATCTGTTGCATCAGCAACCCTAAACATATAGACATTGTCCATAATAAAGTTAGGCGTTATTAATTCGCTTAATACAACTTCGATTGAACTTCTTATTTTATCCTTTATAACCAACGACTCCAAAGTAGTTTCTTTCCAGAATGCAGCTTCTGTAACAGCATTGCCAGTATTTGTCGATACAATTGAAATATAATACTTACTATTGGCAGTTACCACATCATTCAAACTAAACGTGTTATTATAGTTATCGTATGTAGTAGCACCAACATAAGCGGCTATGGTATATGTTGACAAATCAGGTAAAAATGCTTCAATGTTTTCAAGATTAACAACAGGATGAACACCCGTGTTAAGGTATCTCTTTGACGTTGAAACGCCTGTTATGTCAGCATCCAATACCGTAGTATTACTATTCAGTGAATCCTTAAACGTTAATAGTTTATCGGAAAAAAACTTTGTCTGTATGTCGTTTAAATCGTACATTATTCTTTTTTAGCTTTAATGGAATCCGCATCCACTTTTCCGGCTTTAGTAATTTGTTCTTTTGCCTCTTTGTCCAGTTTTAAGATAAAATCCATTGATTTTCTTGCAGGTAATTCTAATAATCCCTCTATTGCCAAATTGAATTCTTCTCTTGTAAATTTAATAGTTACAGTTTCCATATTTACTAAATTAAATAATTAAGCTACTCCCATGTATTGCCATTTGCTTCCATCAGATACAAACAATTTGCCTCTACCTGTTGCGTTTGAAGTAAGAGCCATTGAGCCAACTGTCTTAGTTGTTGTTGTAGTATTAGCAGTAATAGCAGTTGTTAAAGCTACGACTGATAATCCATTACTCAATATAATATCAGCACCAGAATAATTAGCTGAACTCATATTAATACCATTAGTAACATCACCTGCTGTATTTGACATTAAAATATCATTTACAACCGCAGTTTTTGAATTATTTTCATTTTCAAGAAAGATATTAGCAGTACTGATACCTTGATTTTGAATACGAAGTCCATAGTCCATTCTTACGCCAGCACTTGTAGTTTTTGCAGTAAGTTTTATTCCATGAGTATCAACACTCATATTTGTTTCTGGAAGAAAAACAAGGTCAACAACACTAAGAGTTCCGCCGGCAGTTGTTGCAACATCGCCAGCGTTATATGGTCCGAGATAACCACCTATTGAAGAAATATCATCCAACACACCTATATCATAAGTTGATGAAAGGTCAATCCCTCCTTCAATACCTCTACATTGATTTACAACTTTAGCACTAGAAGCTAAATCTCCAAAGTACACATGTCCTTTTGTTCCAAGAGCATTTTGTACTGAGTGCCCTACTCTGGCTAAACCCCAAATTCCATAAGAGCCCCCAGCAGTCATATCTGCTCCTGTTCTCCATACGGTGTATTGTGGTCTAGCATAATCATCCGATATTTGTGTTTTATCCTGACCTGTTCGCTCAGTGGATACTCTGGTTCCTTTCCCGTCTGTTCCTATTTTTACATATTCTGACATATCTTTTGATTATTAAGTTGTTGCACCTGTTGTTTTAACAATGTCATTAACCCTTGTGGTTAAATCTGAATTATAGTTCGTTACTAAAAAGAACTTATCTAAGAATCCCCACTCTTCATAAGAAGTCATTCTTAATTCCCCAGTAGTTTCACCTAGAGCTGAAGCGTCTGTTGCCTCGCGATTATGGAATACATTTAATTTCTCACCTATATAAGGTGCAGGAGTTGGTGTAATTCCCCAAACTTTAGAGTCAACAACTGTTCCGGTTCTGAAATCAAAAGGATAGTTTTGTACTGATCCAATAGCTCCATCTCTTAATAGATAAGCTACAAATTGGAATGAACTTGGAGCAATACCTAAAGTCTCGAAAAACATTGGCAATTGGTTCAATGCAAATTGTCTGTTTTCAGCATTGACAGCACCAAACTTTAAAATCTCGTTAATTGCAAGATTAAAACCCCCTTCATTAACAACCATATTATAATTACCAACCTTTTTGTTGATTCTCATAATAGTTTTAAGGTTGCTAAATAAAACATCTTTCTGAGCTGCTAAGTCACAAGTCAAAGTATCAAGCGCGCCATCAAACGCAAAAGCACCATCTCCATGATTAATCTGAGCTTCACCATCTAATACTTGTGTTTTATAAGTACTCAATGCTGTTGCAATTTGAGTTTCCTTTGCGGCTGCCATTGCGGAAAATACCTCGTCATACTTATTTGCTAAGTATGTTTCCATTTCAATAGTATTGTTCACGAAATAGCCCGGGTAAACTCTGAAGCCTGAAAAAATCGAAACTGAAGTCAATGTCTTCTGTTCTGATACTGATAAATGTTCTGGAATGGTAAAACTCTCTACGGAAGTAGTAGTAATAACATCCTCTTTAAGTCCGGTATATTGAGTTGTTTGTCCTTGCACTGTTTGTAAATGTGCTTTTAATGCAGGACTTGCTAGCACCTTATTCTTAGGTGAATTGTGCTTCAAACACTCAATTAGGCCGTACCTTTGATTTTCTTTTTCTGTTTGCGTTACCTTGTCTTGGTAAGCGTTATAAACAGAAAAATCAATATACCTGTCTGCCATAATTAAAAATTTAAATTGTTAATAATTGGTACTAGCAATAGTCTGTTATTATAGTACGTTGTTTTCCTTACAAAGCTCCTTAAATCTATCAGAGAATTTGTCGTCAAGAAGTTTAATTCCTTCATTACCGACAATATACGCCTGAATGATGTTTTGAGCCATTCCTTTTGCTGTTCCTTCAGGAATTGATAGTACAGTAGTCTTTTTTTTGTTTCCTGCTCCACCGCCTCCCTTGTCCTGATCTATCAGGATTAAATCTTTTAATTCTTCGTCACCTTTCAATAAGTCAGATACTAAAAACTTTTGATAGTCTTTTGTTCCAATTAATTTACCATTGTCATCAAAAGACAATTCATATACTTCTTTAATACGGTCTATCGCATTTGTTTTCTTTGCTTCTAATTCGAACTGATTAACGCTGTCATCAAACTTAGGCATTGAATCCTTTAATGATCGGTTTAATTCAGTTGTAGAGTACTTTGTTTCAAGTGTATCATACTTAGCTTTCCATTCCGTATCTTTTGCTTCTAGTAGCCCTGGTATCTTTTTAAGTTCCTCCTGCGCTATTTGTAAATCTGCCTTTAAAGTTTCATCTCCTTTGTGGTTGGCAAACTTTTCTTCTGCAATCCTTACCTTTTCTTCTGCAGCCGTGATCTTTTGCGCTGAAGCTGTTGGTAACCATTCAGCACCTAGTCTTTCGAAATAGGTTGAATATTTTTCGCCTTCATTTTTATTAATCCCTGTTAAGGTTTTTAGTTTTTCGGCAGCACCATTAAAAATACCATCAGCATTTTTATTTGCCAATGACTTTAATTCAGTTTCTTTTGCCGCGTAAACACTATTTACAACCTCAATCTGTTCAGGTGTAAATGCTTTTTCTTTTATTTGTTCTTCTGATAACATAGTCTATTATGTTTTTGTATTAATTTATACTGTAAATTCCGGTTCAATTGCTTGGATTTTCTCCAATAACTTAGCATCTCCAATGTTTTCCCTAAACTTAATTTTTAATTCAGTCGCCTTTGATTCCATTGCTAATCTGCCCGGTGTCTTTACTGGGATAGCAGCTTTTTCAAGATCCTCAATCTTCTGAGCCATTTTAGCCATCATTTCAGATTGCTCTTCAATCTTTTGCGCTGATGTCTTAGGCTTAGTTCCTGCCTTGGTGCTTTTCTTAATCATTGCATTAATTTCATCCTTACGGGCATCATCAGGAATTGAGATAGCCTCTTTAGTCTTTGTTGCTGGTGTGTAATTAATACAACTCAAACATTCAATTTCGCACATTCCGAGCTTCTTCCAGTTACTATCAGTAATGATATTGGTCATCTCAAACTCATCGTACTTAGGCGTTATCACCTGATTTTTCAGCTTCCCGCTCGCGTTATATTGGGTTTCTTTGCCCATTACCATTTTCATTTTGTAAACTCTCATAGTCTATTATGATTAAATTATTTAATAGTGTTCTTGCTGTATTTAATTTCTGTACTCCTGATACATTGTCTCCAAAATAATCAGTGTAAAATATATTCAGTTCTCCATAGTTAGATTCAAATAAATCTACATAGTAATTAAAGTTTAGCCTCAATTCTCTCATTTTAGGATCAACTGGCTGTAATGATATAAACTCCTTATCGGTTAATGTAGAATATGGAAGTAGTTTATATAGAAGATTATTCCTTAGTAATTCGCTTGGATTATTTTTGTAAATAGAATAATTAATCCTGCTAATGATATTCTCTTTATCAATAGGATCAATAGCCTTTTCTAATGAGTCCCGTAATTCAAATTCAGTCTCCAAATAAAAATCAGTCCCTTTGTCAATAAAGGCTTCTTTAAATGACTTCTCAAAAACAATAGTAAGCATTTTACTATCTAATGATGTTTGTAGCTCTGATAACTGACCGCTTAATTCAATTAATGTATTCTCAAGTGTTTGGTTTCCCCTTGCAATCTGATCCTTATTCTTAGCTTGACTATTTGAATCTTCAACTCCCCTTCCTACAATTTGATACTTTATCTCACTGTATTTTTTATCTACAAACTCATCCCACCATTTCAGAATATCAGTAGGTATATAATGGAACTTAACGAAATTAGCATTCAGATCAAATGGCCTTTCTCCATTTTCCCCAAACTTAGGCACTGGCATTCCTACAACTGTTCCTGCTTGTATTATTGTATTTGAATTACATATAGGACATTTAACTAACTTATCCTTATTGCTTAATACTCCATTACTACTTGCTAAATATCCTTTTTGGCATACAGTTCCATTTTCAAACTTAGTATTACATGCCTCGTTGTTTTTCTTATAATGTGTAATAACAGGCATTGCACCGTTCGGCAAACACATTTTTTGAAGCGTATAATAATTCACATAGTTCTCAAACTTCTCTAAAAAGTTAGAAAATATGCTTTTCCGAATTACAAATCTTTCTGAGTTTAACGGATTAACTGAAATAAAATCAGCAGGACATTGTTCTATTTTGTGTGTGTTCTGTGATTCAAATACATACTCCTCTTCATACTTCGTATATACTGAATAAAACTCATCAGTATAATAGTAATATCTTATCTCACCATCTTTATTTAATCCCTCGAATGCTATCTTTTTAATCTTACCGTCAGCGGTTGGCTCAATTGCTAATACTGAAGATATGCTTATAAAGTATCGATAAGGCTTTTTGCTCTCTATATAATCGGTTATGATTATTGAATTATGAGCATTAATCAGTCGTTTAAAAACTTCATCTTTGTAAAAACCTGCGTACTCTTTAAGTAAATCTTCTGATTTTAGCTTGCTGGCATTAGATGAAAATACATAATCGTAATAAGCATTAGTAGCATCAAATACCTTTTTGAGTTCTGGGATTATATCATCTTGGATCAATGATGCTGTTGGCAGTGGGTGTCTAAGATACTTCATGAAGGAAGTGAAATTCTCTTTTCTCATCCATCCTTTAACCCAATTAATAAAAGGATTAGAGGTGTCCCATAACCTATCTATTGATTCTAAATTATTAGCATAACACTCAGAGTTCAAGTGCGTTTGTATAAAATAAGCAAGCTGCTTTTCGTAAGAAATAGCCTCTTTTATCTCACCCTTATGCTTACAACTCTCTAAAAATTCCTTCATAATCTTTAAATGACGTTGTAAAAATAAACTTTTTTTTTCACTTTATGACTAAAATCATAGATAATGTTAAAATAATTTTGTATGTGAACGCTTAGGCATGGAAAAGCCCGATCCTTTGATCGGGCAAAACCTAAACTAATTAACAAAACCTAAAACTAATTTATGAAAGGTTAAATATACAACTTTTTTTAACTAAAATCAATATCTGAATAGTATTCGTCTATTTCTCCATTCCTAACTTCAAATATCATTGCCATTAATAGCATGTCTAAATAATCCGGTGAGTGTCCAAGATATTCTTTCATTTTATCTTTTGAAATCAACTGCTTTTTACCTTCATCTTTATCGATACTATCGCGCTTCAGGCACATTGAAATTTCTTTCTTGATTTCCTCCTTCTGTTCATTCGAACATTTAATAAATATCTCGCGGTTGTTTATTTTCTCAGCTAATTTAAACCCGCATTCAGACTTAAGCTTGGCAAATTCCTTTTTGTTAATTGCCGAAGCTCCACCATGAAATGTTTTAATATTCTGAATGTAGCTTTCAAGATATGCACCAAGACCGTCGCTATCTGCAACTATATTTGAATTGCCAACCCCTTTTGAATTTTTTAGTTCTTTTAAATCTAATTCAATGCTTCTGCCTGTGCTTTTAGCCTTATCTAAGGCAATAGAACAAATCAACCCCTCCCAGTATCCAGCAATAAACTTATCGCGTCCTTGCATGGCTAAGTCGGCACTAATTCGTTTTACTCCTGGCTTAACATGGGTATTTGTGAACATGTCGCAAATTGCATCATAATTACATAGAATACTGGGGTCATCATTGTAATCCCAGTTTCCGAATAACAGCCTTTGTTTACTTGCATCATCTAACTGATTAAGGTTATCAATGTATGATGGGTCAATGTCTGGATTATCGGTTACGAGAGATTGAATAAATTTATAATTAGGTGGTAGTTTATTGTCTTTATTCGCCTTGAAAAAATCTGAGTAAGCCCAATTCTTAGAAGGGTTACATGTCATTAATAGTTTTGGCACTAGATTATTTTGTGAAAGCTTATACCGTATTCTTGACCTTACGATTTGTTTTGCCTTTCTTGTTACCTGATTGGCTTCATCTATAAAGGCATCTGTTATTTCTAATGATCCAAGTTCGTCAAAGTCTGGATCTGAAGGGTAAGCAAATAAATCTTTTAGTAATATCTCAGATCCATTATAAAAAGATATTACGCCTGATTGCTGGTTGTATTTAAAATGAACGTTCGGCTTTACTTGCTGCATTTTAGCAACCTCAAAAAATGTATTTAAAGTTGTTTCTTTTAAGGTCTTTAATTTTGATCTGCCAATCAACCCCCTAGTTTCTGGATATTTTAATCTATTCTTTAATTGCCAATAACAACCGATTACCGATTTCCCGCCACCTGCACCACCTCCAAAAAGAAGCTCATTAATAACATCATCTTCAAGGTAATCAATAGCCAGTGTTTGTTTTTTACTTAGAATCATAGGTTTTTGTTTCGTCCCATGATATATTTATATTATCTGTATTTTCAATTCTATCAGTCCATCTATAATTAGACTTCAAATTAACAATTGCAGTAGCCTCTTTTATCTTTCCTTTTTTAGCGTTTCTAAAACAATTTGTTTCACAGTTCTCTAATATCTGGTTATATATAGGTTTTAAGTCTGTAAATTTATCAGCAACATAATTTATTTGAGATCGCCCTATCCTTAGTTTCTGACATATTTCACCAACAAAATCATAATCTTCATCATACGATAATTCAAGAGCTTGTTCTATCAATCCTTTAGCTGTTATTAAGTCCCATTTTTCAGCGTTTGTATTTCCTTTAGGTGCTGCCATAGCTATTATTTTATCTGATTAAAAAATAAAGTCCAATGCAAATAAATATAGATGCAATCGAAATAACGCCAATTACTACTATCTTATATGATTTATAATATCCATCTATAATGTCTTTTCTTGACTCTAAATGGTGTTTATAGTTTCCGTGTTGGCTCATTTGATATTGCATTTAAGTGATTTCACGTCAATAAACTTATTCTTATAGCTCCTGAATAAATATCCAACTATCTTTTGAAACCGGGTTGTTTTATCCCATCTTGTTTTATCAGCACTTCCTATAATGCCTCCGCTTTCTGTTATAAAGATAACTCCGTATTCTTTAGCCTCTGTCATTTTGTTTCTTTATTTGGTGCTAAGATAGACCATTTAGAGCCGCTAAATATATGCATTAATTCCATGAGTTGATCGAAGTTTAAATTAAACTTTTCGCTTAGTTCTCGAAAGTATTTAATCTCTCTGGATATTTTGAGAGGTGTTCGACCAATTTTTAATAAGTACAAAAATAGCTTTCTTTCGCTTACAGGAAGTTCTTTCACCCATCCATTGTGTTGTTTCCATTCTTTGGGATTGATTATTGTTTTGCAATCTTCTTTGAATTGCTTGGCTTCTTTTTTAGCGAATTTATCAAAGCCATTGATTACTTTACTTATTTCACTAGCAGTAGGTGCATTTGGATGAAAATTAAAGCCAGTAGGCATTTGTATTTGCTCTGGTTCTTTAGATTTATCTAAATTTTCTAATAATTTAGAAGTCTGTTTTATTGCATCGTTATAATCTTTGTAGGTTTTCCATATGGATGATATGATTGATCTTTCTTTTACATCAGCAACAACCTCACATACATAACTTCCAGGATTAACACAAGACCATCTTGAAATTGAACTACAAAAACCTTGTGGACTTTCATTTCCACGCCCATCAATAGATTCGTATTCTTCTCTTGCGAGGTATTTAGAATGAAATCCTGATTCTTTTACTGCTGCAGTTAGTGATAGACCTTCAGATACTAGTTTCTTAGCCTTCTTCACTCTCTTTATACGCTTATGCCTTTCGGTGAACTCCCTTAATAGGTCATAGCCTTTATTATTAGTAATTAAAGTTCCTGCTATTTTATCCAGCTCTTTTATGTTTTTGCTTTTCATTAGTTTAATTCTTTTGGTTTTTAGTTTAAGCTAAGCATCTTCTAAAATGATTTCTTTAAATACAATCTGAGAATATCCAAGTTTATTCAGTATATCTTCAGCGTAGATTAAATATTTTCCATAAATACCATCTCCGGTTAATCCTTTTCCTGTAAGTTCTTTGGTAGTCTCATTAATCAGATCAGCATCAATTACCCTTTTGATTTTAGTCTTTGTAATTAGCTCGCATTGCCTTATTGCTGATTCTATCTTGCTGCATTCTTCGTAGTTTTCAATATCAGTAAGATAATCCAAAACAAGCAATACGGAAAGAATCCCATATTCGAATATTAATCTATAATAATCCCTGTCAGTCATAGTGTGCTAAGTTAATGAATTTCAAGTTACTTTCAAAATTTAATAAAGGCCAGTGTCCTTAACTGACCTTTAAGTTTTTTAAGCCATTCTCGTTCTTTGTTTTCATTAAGTCATCATCTACACCTACCATTTCAATTATCGAAGCCAAGCAAATAGATGTACGTTGTGTCAATCGGCTACGGTAGAGTTTTTAAAATAATTACTTGCAGAGAATGTCAATGAACGGCTTTCGCTATTCTCTCTTTTGGGTTGAGCCGAAAGCAGGAATCAAACCCGCGACCTCCTGAGTACAAATCAGGCGCTCTGTCAACTGAGCTACTCCGGCATATTCCCGTACAGTGAACAAAGATGAGTACGGGAACTTAAATCTAAACTAGAAAACTTTTGCGCAATTTAGCTCCTTTCTTTTTAGTTAGACAACTTTTTTTGCAATCGTGAATACAAATATAAGCCTTATATTTTTACCAGGAGGTGACTTTTATCATGCTTTTTGTGCTTTTAGTGTTTTATCTTTGGTGTATAGAAATTTAAAAATTGACAAAATGGGCGTAGATACAAAAACAAAAGCAATTAAGCAACATGAGTTCGAAAATTTCATGTTAGAATTACCAAAGGCGTTAAAATTGGCCTTTAAAGATAAATACATTGAGTCTTCATTAAATGTAAGTGTTAACCATAAACCAAGGGTAGGCGTTAAGTATATGAATTATATTCATGCATCTATTTATTTTCATTTGGATTACGAATGTAGTCATTACGACAATAACAAAGAATGCCGAACATTGAGCCTTTATTACGACTATTCTAAAATGGGTTCATTCTATTCATTATCAACTGGAGCATGGGGACATAGCAAGGATATATCCAAGGCAATAGTAGATTATTTCGGTGGGTACTCAGATTTCAGCAATTGTGATTCTATTGAAATGGATTATTGCGTACCTCAGAATGAATCTAAAATTGGAATAATAACTTAACCGTCAGTTTCCGTCAATTCTGGCGGCAATACTTAACCGGATATCGTAATTGATTCCGGTTTTGGTAGTATAGAATATTAATTAATAAATGAAAATATGAAAGTAACAAATGAAAATATCAACTTAGTAATGTTTAGGTTAAGAAAGCTTTGCCCAAATGGCCTTACGCATCAATACTTTTACCCAAGTGCTAAACGAAGAAACTCGATAGGCAATGAAGTTGGAATATTTCTTGATCAAATAGAAAATAGTACTAAGCCTACGTTTTGTGCCACCATAGTTGAATCAGATGACATGCCGTGGAGTCAAAAATTTATTAGGGTTCGCAATAGCGAGTTTGATTATCATGACTACATGGCGTTTATTATTCACGCTGGAGATACTATTGAGTTTCATAAAAATCATGCAGTTCATTGTTGCAATTTGGCTATTAGCCCAGAAAAGGCTATCAACATTATTAAATCTATTAACTAATAACCTATGGGAAAGAAATTAAATGACTGTGAAAAAGCTCAGAAAAAGCTTGAATACTCAGGAAAGGCTTTAATTAGATCAATGATTGAAGTAAGTAAGGCAACCAAGGGATTATCAGAATATTTTGATACTATTGAAGCTATCAAAAAAGAAAAGAAACGACTTGCGCGAATCAAGAGAATTAAAAATTTAAAATCTTTTTTTAGTAATCCTATTAAACACATCAAAGAACGGCTAAATAATTAGCTAAAGTTAATAATTTTTAATAACTTTCACAATGAAAAGCAAACTATTACGCTGCGAATTAGCAAAAGAAAAGGACTGGAAAAAGATACTTAAAAGATCGGTTAAAACTACCGTATTTATCCTTATTGGATTATCAATATTGTTATTCACTTTATATCAAATTTGGAAACCATGAGCTTAAAACAAACTATACTTTTATGGATAGCATTTATAGCTGTCATGTTTTTCTTTCTATTTATGGCTATTACTGAAAGCGTATGTCTAAAGAAAGAAAAGCCAGCCGGAGAATTAAGGATTGAAGCACCAGTAAGATCATGTACCTGCATAAGTATTGATTGTTCAAAATTTAAAGAACTGGATTTTGTATTCTTTAATAAGGATGGCGAATTAGAATACAAAGAAGCAGATGAGTACGATTTATGGAAAGACACTAGAATTGGTCTTGTTATGAATGATAGTACTTTATTGGTTTATGAAAATTGACTTTGTGAAGTGAGTCATAGGGTAGTGCAATTGTTCCTTTTTGATTGATTGGAGGTTTGAGCTACCCTTTTTTATTTTGATAAAACTTCATAAACCTGTAATAAGTCATATATTTTGACATTATTAAGATCTATTTTTGAATCAAATTAAAAACTAAATGATATGATCGAATCAGGAGATTACCCAGAAGGAGCAGAGTTTGATCTAAATGCACCTTGGAATCAAGACCAAAACGAGGATGATAATAATAATTTTGAACCAGAATTTGAACAGGAGGACTAATGACACCACACGACAAAGAAGAACTAAGATTTAGCCTTAGTAGTTGGAATCATAAGCATCAAACACAATTTACATTAAAGAGTGTTATAAGGATTGCCAGAGAGCTAAAAAACCATGTAGGAAATGAGTTTATTGCAGACCTTGAAACTGAATACGAAGGTGAATACGGACTTGAAGAATTAAAAAAGATATGAAAAAGAAAAACATTTTTGAAACGCTCGAAGAAAAGAAAATATTATATGCAGTCGGGCGTTCACGCATAGGGTTTAAATTAAAGACCTTGGAAGAAAGCGAAGTTGAATACTATGTTATTATTCAAAGAAAAGATAAGGATTCATTAAAGTGTTTCCGTAGTGATCATGATAATAAATTTATTGGACTTCGAACACTTAATCGGACTGAAGTTCTATTATTCAAATCAAATCTATCTAAATACGATGTTTTAATAGATAACGAGGACGGTAAAATATTTGAATTGAAAGGTGTAAATTTCAATCAGAAGTATAGTAAATATGCCAAAGAACAAGCGATTAAAGACAGTAAAATAGCTGCTAAAAAAGCTAAGAAAAAGAAACAAATTAACACTAAATAAAGATGGATATTAAAAACCTAAGAACACCGCTTGATATTAAGGATATTGATTTTCGTATTCAATCTATAAACAAAGGCGGTTATGCAACTATTTTAGCGTATAAGAACGCAAGAGTTGACATGAATAGGCTTGATGATGTTTGTGGTGCTGAAAACTGGCAACGTGACCACAAAGAGCTTAAAAACGTTATCTATGCCGGAATAGGTATTTACTTTAAAGATTCAGAACAATGGGTTTGGAAATGGGATGCAGGATCAGAATCATTTACTGAAAAACAAAAAGGCGAATCATCAGACAGTTTTAAACGCTCTGGCTTTAATTGGGGCATTGGTAGGGAATTATACGACTATCCAGTAATTCAAGTAAAATTGAATGCTGACGAGTTTGAATTGAAAGATAATAAAGCCAGAGCCACATGGAATTTAAAGTTAAAACAATGGCGGTGGCATTCTGAATTTAAAGACGGCAAATTGGTTCGATTGGCAGCAAAAGACGAAAACAGTAAATTAAGATTTAACTTTAAAACAGAATAAAATGGAATCAGCAATAAGTATTTTCAGTAAATTACCTGAAACAAAAGAGCAAGTAAGTAGCTATGCTAAACTACTGAGAGAATCGGTACTAAATGGTGAAGTAGAGCCGTTAAAATTCATGGCGCAAGTATCTGCATTCGAATTAATGTTAAAGCAGCTTAAAAACGATCATTTGATTAAAGACTGCGCACTTGAAGAAGCTGAGAAACATGGTGCAAAATCATTCGAGCTAGGAAATGCAAAATACCAAATTAAAGAAGTTGGTACGAAGTATGATTTTACCGGATGTCAAGACACTGAATGGGAAACATACCAGTCAAATGAATCTGACGCAAAGCTAAAAAGAACTGAAAGGGAAAAGCTTTTAAAATCCCTTACTCCTAACATGGAATTATTTAATTCCGATGGTGTGCAATTAGAATTACCAAAAAAAACATCTACAACTCAGGTTGTAATAATACTTAAATAAATGAGCAACTTATCAGAACAAGGGAAAATAACACAAGTATTAACTCCACAGGCAGGAACAAGTAAGGCGGGTAAGGAATGGAACAAACAAGATTTCGTTATCGAAACCCTTGACCAATACCCTAAAAGTATTTGCTTTACTTTATTTGGGGACAAAACAAGTTTGTTGAATAATTTAAAACAAGGCGACAATGTAGAAGTATTTTTTAACCTTGAATCCAGAGAATTTAATGAAAAGTGGTATCATAACGTTAATGCGTGGAAAGTTGAAACATTAGTTTCTGAACCTGTAAATGAAACACAACAGAGCGTGCCGGATGCATTTAAAAACGAGCCGGAAGATAATAGCCAACAAGAAGAAGATGACCTTCCGTTTTGATATTAATTAATAATTTTCTATATTTGCAATGATATGAAATTTGAGATTACCAATATTATGTTTTTAAATCTTCAGTTGACAGAGGTCGACCGAATTTCATATCATATAAACCCGTTAGACGTTCAACCGACTAGCGGGTTTGCTTATATAGGGAGTTTGGTAAAGTCTTCCGGTGCTGATTGTATCGAGTGCAAAACAAAGCAGAAGAAAACACCTTCCAGTAAATTGAATGAAATCGTGATGTTAGCTACCAATCTAATCACGTCTTGCAACCTGTTCCAATTTACTGACGTTAAAAACTGTTCATTTATTGCTTGGCAGAACTTCGGAATGAAGTTAGGGTTACGAATTGAAGGTTAGTAAGTTTTCTGATTATTCCCTTTATTGGGATTAAGATTCTCTCAGGCATATTGCAAGGGTTATTGGGGTTTACTATGAATGGATTAAAAATTTAAAATAAAAGAGATGGAGCCAATTATTACAAGAACAGAATATTTAAAAGCACTTGATACGGTTAATCAGTATCAGTTTCAGCTTACAGGTAAGATATCAATACTTGAAAAAGTAGTATTTGAAATGGAAAACAAGGCTAATATTTATACTGGGCTTAAAATAGAAAACCTTGCGCTTTCAAAACGCCCACGTAGCGCATTGAAGTATTGTAATATAACTCATATTGAACAATTGACTGAGCTATCCAGTAAGGATTTAATAAAATTTAGGAATATGGGTGCTCGATCTATAGTTGAAATATCTCATGCGTTAAAGGAATTCAACTTATCATTGGCGGATGGATTTTAACAGCCTCTAAGTAAAGCAATAAAGCTATTATCATGAAAAACAAAATAGAAGAAATAGTAAATAAAACTTAAAACTATTAATCATGAGAAAAAGACTAATATTTTCACTACTATTTGCAATCGGAGTAGCTTCGTTATTTTACTTTGCTACTGCATTTCAGGTATGGAGTTTAAACCCTGATGTTTGGGGTGAACTAATAAGAGAAGATGCTGCGTGGATGATGGTTTTCTCTGGACTTATTACTTTTATAATTATGTTTTCAACTTATAAAAAGATAAAATGATATACTGCAACCACTGTAAACACTTCCCTTCAGCTTTACGAGAGCTAGGGATTAAGGTATCTAAGAAAGATGAAGGATATTGCAAAGCCGGAATTTATATGCGCTATAAACGTCCTAAGAATGCAAATGATACTAATTTTGGCTTTGCCCTCGGACATTGTAAAGGGTATTGTGCAAATGGTCAATAAATAAAAGCTATGAAAAAGATTGAAACTTGGTTCGATAAAATAGGTAATAAGAAGATTTGGGAAAACTTTAATGATTATAAAACTCAGATTGATTCATTGCCAGACGGTCGTTATATTATTAGAACTGACAAGGTTCAAAATAATAGATCACTGGAACAAAATAATTCATTTTGGGCTATTCCTTATAAGTATTTTCAACATGCGTTAACTGAGTCAGGTCAATTACACAATCCATCAAAACAGCAAATCCATGAATGGTGCATGCATTATTGCTTACCGGAAACATACAAGGAACGAATACAGACAGAATGGAAAGCGAACGAGCCACTTATTGATGTTCGCACCGGAGAATTATT